GAGTATATCCTAAAACCGTTGCAATGGATTTATTTTTCCATAATGAAGTTGAACTTTCATAAAACACCCCTTCGTTATTTGCAGGACTAGAAAGCAATACGTCCGCGCTTTCGCCTAGCTCTTGTGTATTTTGTATGTTAACTTCAATTACACCTAACGTTGGGTGCGACCTAACTATCACGCCAATATATACAATGTGGTTCGGACTTGTCGGCTTAGTCGAAGTATAAGCACCTGCCGTTGAAGGACTTAAATATAAAGTAGTACCCGCTGAAAAAGCCTGTGTATCTAAATTACCTAAGCTACCCGCTACTATCACATAACCATTATTCATATTGGTTATATCGGATTTTACAACTCCGTATGTTTGAGCAGAATTAACTTCGCTATTTGCTTGTGCCTTTGTAACCGTTGGCAAATTGCCCTGACCACCGTTAATATAAACAACCGTTCCTTTTGTTAATGTCGCTCCTGTACTATTGTAAACTTCAGTTACTAAACTTCGTGCCTCACTAAAAATAGTAGGGAAGGTAATCAAACTACCATCACCGGCTCCATATTGAGCAGAACTACCGGCAAAGCCTATGTTAATAGTTCCCGAAGTCGTAATCGGTGAACCTGTAATACTTAAAGCGTCGCCACTTTCAGTTACCGCAACCGAAGTTACCGTTCCTGTTGCACCGCTTGAACGTTGCCAAATAGTACCCGAATAAATAACGTAATCGCCTACTGCAAAAGTAATAGCACCCGCACCAAAGTTAACCGTACCCGCAACGCTACAAATATAAACGTCGCCTGTATCGCCTGTGCCGTTAGCTAGTGTTGGCGTATTAGTTGACGCGTTCCAAGTACCTTTATACTCCATTAACGAACTTGGTAATTGAGAAACAGGAACCTTGCCTAAGCTATCTAATGAAGCATAGCCGTTAGCGTTGCCCTTTTCGCTTCTTAATTGGTAGGTATCTAATAACGCCTGACTAGGAAATATTTCGACATACGCACCGTTCCATAAATAAAGTTTATTAGTATCTTTTGCGCAGTATATAATATCTACGTCCCCTGTTGCAGGGAATGAAGCATAACTACTATAAAAAGAAATTGCACCCCCAAATAAAACCGCAAGTTGCTCAAGCGTAATCTTTTTAGATACACCTGTTATTGGGTCACCGATTATTGTTAGGTCACTAGCAACCGGAGCCATCTCCGTTGCTAATTGGTTTATTTTTTTAGATTCCATTAGTAGGTATTTGACAAGTGTCGTTTAATGAAGATAATGTTAATGAGAAATCAATCTTTACACCCGCCAAATAATCGGGGTCGGATTCAGTATAAAACGATAATGTCATATTATCACTAGCAATCCAATTATAAACGTGGTCTCTTAATTTTGCCACCATATCCTGACCTATTAAAGTCATATCGCTCAATACTTCCGTTTCGTTTGTTTCTTCCATTAACATCCTATCCATAACATAAATAGAAAAATTGTATTGAATTTGTTTTGCTAATATCTGCGCGTCGATTAAACTAAAAAACATAGCAGGATAAGTTACCTCGCCATTGCTTAATCGCTCCCATACATCGCCAAAATACACGAACTTAATTTGCTCGTGATTGTCCCCGAAGGCTGTTATTTGCTTTACGATTTGGTTTAATGTCATTCTTTTTTGTTTTTTCTAAATAAACTTTTAGCTTATTTTGATTTTTAATGTTTGCTTCTTTGCTCATATTAACAACCGATTTTACCCTGATACTTTTCTGCTAAGTTTTTATTATCATAGCAACTATCATCTTCTAAATATATTGATGAAGTGTAACCTTCTAAGTCAGGCACGATTGTATCGATACCACTTGTAAAGTTTAAGTATTCAGGATATAAAGTATTATTTTGTCTTAAAAACTTAATAAGTCTTTGCTTATAAAATTCTGCTCTTGTTCTATATCTATTAGCCACATCAATCATATCCTGCATTGATGGGTTTTCGGTATTGTCGCCTGACTTTCTTAATAACCCCTTATTGTAAAACTGATATGATAACCCCATAGGCAATTCACTCATAACATAGTAAATCAAACAATCAGCGATATAGTTATTTAATAACGTATTTTCGTCTGCGTTTAAAGTTGAACCATTTATCGCACTTTGTAATTTATTGTATAAAGTACTACCCAATGCAGGTAGTATATACATATCTTGTGCCGTCTTGATTTCCGGCAATACTAATTTTTCATCTACGTTTGCGTGTAAACCTGTTCTGTCTTTAATTCCTTGTACTGATATGAATAATGTATTTAATGACATTTCTTATTTTTTTCGTGTTACTATGTTTGTTTTCCACTCGTGCCTACAACTTTCGCTTATAGTTCCGTTATCGTTCCACCAACCGCCTCGCCTATCCCAAACGGAATATCCTAGCCTTGCACTCATTGCCTCAATATCACTTCTGCTATATAGCTTTTTAGCGTCTAATAAAGCAACACAAAAAGGTCGGCTATTCTTTTTATCGCTATTGTCAAAGCCTGTTTTCCAATCGTATGAATAACGAACTAAGATTTCAGTTGTTTCAGGCTTTACTTTGCCTACTGTTTTAGATAGCGGTTGTGTTAATTCTCTTGAAACAATAATATTACTATTTATCCCTTTGCCTATTTTGGTTTCAGTAGTTTTTATAATATTCCTATCTTCTAAATCTTTTAATACTGTGTTAATAGTATCAACGTCCTCGTCTAAAACTTCAGCTAATACTTCAGGAGTAACGTCTTTTTGCTTTGCGATTTGGTCAAGTATATCTGATTCTAATTGTGTAACGTCAGCAAACATAAAAAAGTCTGCTTCATCACTAAATCTTTTCTTAGACTTCCAAACATTAAACGCTTCTTTGCTTTCACCGAATTCATAAAATACCCCGAAATCTTGTGCTGCGAATTCAGCGTCCATTTCCTCAGAACCCAACCAAGTATTAACTTCTTCATCGCTTAAAGCATATCCTGTTTTAAGCATTGCACTTGCTTGTTCTCTATTAATTTTACCTTTAGTGAACTCACGAATAATACGTTGCATATTTTGCCACTCACGACCTTTTAAACCTTTGATATGCTCGTTAACGGATAACTCCTGTGCAGGAACAACCGCCTCCGGAGCAGGTTCGTATTTAGTCATATCGATACCTATCTTTTCTAATACCCACTCTTTAGGCGCAAATGAAACTACCGTTTGCTCACTAAACTCAATTCCTATCGGTTCAGTAGGTATGATTTTGATTTCAGTTGTAACACCTTTAAATTTAGCTAACATATTAAATACACTTTCTAAATGCATTTGTTTAGCGTTAACATAAGTATTCTTAAATATTTCGTAGCCGTCACGCATTTCAGTTCTGCTTCCTAGCTTCCCTGCTTCAGCGATACCCATAATCGACGGGGTCGTAACTTGGTGTCCGCTAAATATATTTGTTTGAATTAATTCATCTATCCTGCTAAAATCTTCTTTTGTTAAATCGCTAGTACCTAAATCATCTACGACAGGCTTCCTAGATATGTCATTTACAAAAGCAATCATATACTTTTTACCGTCCGCACCGCTATAAGTTTTTCTTAATCTATTATCTACATTTCGTTTTTCTTCGTCGTTAGGTTCGCCATTTGGTAAAGTAATAAGTTTACTAGCAGAAAACCCTGTTTGGGCATTGCCTAAAATATGCTTAGAAACCTCAATGTCTGATTCAATATAATTTAAGGCTGCGAAGTAACTAGGTAATCCGTAAATACCAATATTAGGTCTGTATTCCTTAATGTATAAAATTTGCTTCCCTGTTGGGTGTTTAGGGTTAAAAGCAGCTACAACGATAGGCTTAACCTTATTATCCTTCCAATCTTCTTTATACCAATATTGCGTGTTATCTTTATTAGTTCTAATTTTAGTATAATCACAATGCCACAACTCCGCAAGGTTACCCGATAAATCCCAAATAACCTCCAAATAAGCACCCCCAAATATTTCAATATCTAAAGATACCTTCCTAGTTAAATCGTCTAAAGATTCAACCCTGTTAGCCTTGTCGATAAAACCTTGTGCGTCAGGCTGACCGCTCCAACCATTGCCGGTAATATAATGCACCTTGCTTTTAATAATTGCACTATGCTTAGACGACTTATTATATAAGTCAACTATATATTCAGGGTAATCGTTATTTTCCCCATATTTAATATATCCACCGTCTATGCCCTTTTTCTCTTTGAATTCGGGTTGCCTAGCTTCAGCGAATGTTAATACTCTTAAATCTATCATTGTCTAATTGTATAAGTGTCTGTTGTTGTGTATTGGTTATATGTCAATGTCGAACCTGAAAGCCACATAATGCCCGTTTCTAGCTTATTTAAGCCTGTTGGATTTGTATTTGAACTACTTGCTTGTTCGTACACCTCGTAGGTATATTGCCCTTCTAATGCCGAACTAAAGCTAGTATTAGTAACAATACTAAATTCATTATACCTATCCTTGTATAAACTTAAGTCAGCCGTATTTAAAACCACGAATTTAATAACGTTATTGCTACTCCTATTAGTAAAAACAAATAAATAGTTAGGCGCAGTCAATAACTGTTTTTCAGTTAAAGTCAATATAATTGTATTGGTTTGACCTTTAGTTAAGTGTATCATCAATTATAAATAGCAATTATATAAATATTTACAAAACAAAAACCCCCACCTAGAAAACTAGGCAGGGGAACTAACTATGAAAAACTATAAACTAACCTGCAGTTGTAAGGGCAGCAGCAACAGTACTGTTAACTTCAGGTGCTAAAGCAGGTTCAGCTCCCGTAAATGTTAAAGTATAACCACTTCTATCGCCTTCAGCAGTACCCGTTTCGGAAGTACCGGCAGTTAAATCTAATGCTCTTTCTTTACCAAGAAACCAATACTTACCGTTATTATCTTTAGCAACTGCAACAAGTCTGTTCTGTGCTAATAATAAAATTTCGTTTCTTGTATTTGCTTGTAACTTGTTTAGGATTATTGTCAATTCAGGAGTAAAATATAAAGTACCGTTTTGAACATTCGAAGTTACTGCTTCAGTAAACATTGAAGTTCCTTTTGTTAATTCATATTTATAAAACCTCTTGCCTGCTGCTTTTACTAAAGCGGTAATAACACCACTAGCTTCAGTTGAAGAAGTTATATCCGAACTTGCAATAAAATAAACTTCAGTAATTCCACCTAAGGAATCACGACAATCGAGGGTATATCCCTGTGTTAATGCACACGCCATTTTTATTTATTTTATTTTATTTAAAAATGGGGAGTATATTTCAACCCCCCTTTATAATTAGATAGCTACTTTTACGATTTCGTCAGGGAATGCAATGTTTACACCCATTTTGAACTCAGCTGCAAAACGTACTTCGTCAGCTTCTTTAGCAAAGAAGATTTCAAATTTTTCTTCTTCGTTCAATAAGTCTGTACCTAAGAACAAGTTGCTTAAACGCATTGCGTAAACATCGTTCGTTCCGTTAAGTCCTTCTACTGCTACAACTTTGATTGCAGTACCCGGCAATACGAATTCGCTATCAGCTTTACCATCAAAAG